CCATTATTTTTTAGTCTCCAAAGTTCTGACGTATGCGGTCGGAATAGTGCATGTATATTGAGACGAGCTTAAACGACCGTAAATTTTGATGGTATTAAAACCGGCTGCCGTAAGGACCGGGAAAACTATTACTCCCCCATAGCTATATGCCTGCTGTTTCTGAAAGCTATTATTATGATGACAAATTAACGTAAGGTTAGTCGCCCCGCGACCGCCTGCTGTGCAAACAAATAAAACCTCTGCCGGCGCACCCGAACCAATAAACGTATGTGTCAAAATCAAAGTTTGGCTTGTGCCTCCGAAAGTAACTGACGAAGCAGTTTCAGTGTTAGACGGAATGGTCACCGCATTACCGGCTATCTGTAAAGTATCGACGGCAAGGTTGGCAATCTTTGCTGAAGTAATAGCAACATCATCAATTTGCGCCGTACCTACAACTAAATCCTCTATTTGGGCGCTGTCGGTAATAATTCCAGTTGCAGCCAGTAAACCGGCGGTTATCGAGTTTGCAGCAATATCGTCCGTTTGAATTGAGCCGGATTGTATGTGAGTAGAGTTAATAATATTTACATCTAAAGCGTCGGCTGTAACAGAGCCGGCAGCAATAGCGCCTGCTGTTACCGCATTTGCAGCAATTTTGTTTGCAGTTATTGCGTCGGCGGCGATTTTTTCTGCTGTCACAGCACCAACCGCGATGGCCCCGGCCTCAATTGAACCCGCTAGGATCGCGTCGGCAGTCACAGCACCGGCAGCAATTTCGTTAGCAGTCACAGCGTTAGCGGCAATAGCATTAGCGGTTACGGCATTTGCAGCAATTTTGTTTGCAGTTATTGCGTCGGCGGCGATTTTTTCCGAAACTATAGCGCCCGCTGCAATGCTACCGGCTACCACCGCGCCAGCTTCAATTTTATCTGAATTTACAGCGCCCGCCGAGATTGAGACGGCAGTGACAGAGTTGGCCGCAATACTATCTGAGTTTACTGCATCCGTGGCAATTAGCGCGTTAGTGATTGCATTGCCGTCGATTGAGCTAGTCAATACCGCGTTAGCAGCAATTTGTGCGCTAGTAACAGAATCAACACCAAGCTGAGACTGCGTAATAGATCCGCTTATATCTACGGCTGACACGCTTGAAACAAAGGCAGTACCATCAAACCGATACAGTTTTTTGTCTGATGTGAGATAACATTGCCTGCCATCAAAGTTGCCGGTGGTGGGTAAAACGCTAACTATCTCAACGGGCCTCAGACCTTGCGGAAAATTACCCTCGCCAATAGTTCCAGCCAGATCGCCGCTGTCAATAGTACTAATAAACTCAGTACCGGTGTATCTGTAGACCTTATAATCTGCGGTTAAAAATACTAATTGTGTGCCTGTGTATCCAACCGGATTGGGTAATGTATTTACAACAGTTATAGGCTCGATTCCGCTTGCAAAAGATGCCGCGTCAACACTGCCGGCGCTAATTGAAAATATGTCATCTGTCCACACGCCATTTGCTGCGTCCCATCGGTACAGTTTTTTCGCGCTAGACGTATTTAAAAAGACAATTTGACCGTCAAAATCACCCGCTGCGGGTAGAGCGGTAACAGGCTGAATGCCGTAAGCCCCCGCCTCTGAAAATAGAGACATAACTTCCTGACTAAACGCATCAGCATCCACAAAACTTGTGGTGGCATGTGCTTCTGCTGTGTAGTCGCTTGCGTTTAGCGAGTAGTCAAAGGCTCTTATCCAGTAATATCGTAACTGGTTATAGCCAAGTCCGGTTCTCACGTACGTAGAACCCGACGCTTCTGACGCAATGACGGTAGCGGTGGCCCTGTTGTTAGTGTTATTTTCTAAAACTTCGACGTAATGGAAATCGCTGTCCGACGGTGGAACCCATGTGAGCGTAATTTCGCCAAGCCCCCCAGCGGCGGCAAACCCTGCCGGTAATCCAGGTGGCGTAGTATCGCCAGCCGCAACGGTGGATATTGACGCCCAATCAGAGCTAAAGCCTAAATTTGTGTTCAAACTCCTTATTCTGACGTTGTAGTTTTGGCCCGGTATTGTACCTTTGATTTCAAACTGATTAGTGGCGGTTTCCGCGCTGTTGTAAGTTGGTTCGGCAGACACTAATGCATCATAAACAAAACCGTCATCTACAAATACCGTGGCTGAATCGTACACAAAACCATCATCAAGGCTTTCAGTGTGGTCTTCTGTAACAAATCCGTCATCGTAATTGACCTCGCCTCGTTGCCACTGCACTTCGTACTTATTAACAAATGAGTCAAGCGCAAAATCCCAGCCTAGGCGAATTGCAGTAATAGAGCTGCCATCATTCCCTAGTAGCGTTGTAATAGTTGATGTGAGGTTTGTGGGTCTTGCAACCACGCTTGGATTGGGCAGCGTTGTATCTTCATAAACTCGCTGTCTTACATCGTTATCATAAGCATAAATGGCGGTGTCATACTCAACCCCAGCAATGACACATGAACCGTCCGAATTTAGGCCCAAACTCTCGATTTGAAAGGGTTTAGATGCAAACCCAGGCGATGAATGGCTGATGCTTATAACGTCTGGTACGGCTAATGCGAACGCCTCCGATGTAGTCTCAATAACCACCCTTTTTGCATTTCGTGAGCGCAAACAAAGAACCCTTGCTAAATCGAGCGCAGAATAATAATTGGTGCATGTTTGCATGTCGATTTCAAAAATTAACTCTGCGCCGTCCTCGGCCAAAAACTGTGTTGATTGCGCCGAATCTTTGGGAGGCCAGATAGCTTGATCGTTTTGCCATTTATTTTCGGGGTTTACGAAAGTGACACGCACCTGGTTAAACTTGTTAGCTTTCTTTTCTCCGACAACTTTAATACCTTTTGTAATTTTAGACTCATCTAGTGTCATGACGGATGATCGCGCCTTGTCCATGTACAATCCGTACTTTCCTTGCGATCTTGGAAGAAACCCACGACAACCCGTAAGCATGATGTTGACGTTATCAAAAAGGTCTTTTCCGCTGTCTAATACCGCGTTAATTTCATACAGCTTGCCAAGAATGCTGTCTCCGGTGACATAGGCAACCGTAGTATCAAAGTCATCAGCAGCCGTAGAAAATGCAACGTCATCAATATTAGAAACCGCCAGCCCTTTTCCGTATCTAGCGTTCGTTAAGTAATCACGAATACATAACGCGGGGTTGGTAGAATACGCTGTATTTCCGGTGCGCGGGTCATAGACTTTGCGCCCCTCAATAATGGCAGTGATTGACGGAATACCTGAAAATGGGTTTTCCCTATCTGTATCTTCCTGTTCCTGTATAGACAGCCACTTAAAACGAATAGCAATATATGCAGTACCTTTAAGCGTGTGCGCGGCGGTCCATTTTGCGCTACTTTCAAGCAGCAAAGGATCTGCCGCCTGGGTGTCTGATCCGGTGTAAATATTGTAGGAGATAAGGCCGTTAAATTTGGAGTTAGAGATACTTACGTCATCGATTTCTATGTCTGATATGGAGTTGATTTCGCCCTCACACATTGCAAGCGCAATGTATAAGTATTCGTTTTTGTCACCGCCTGCAACATCTTTTGAGGATACGTAAACGCGCGTACCGCCTACGCGCCTGCGACCATAGATGACGGGGATATTTGCGTCGTTGCTTTCTTTGTTGACTAATACGCCGGCGGCATCTTCTGCTGCTCGTCGTGCCGCATCTTTGGCTTTTTTGGCTTGGGTGTAACTGACGGCAGTTGATACAACCCATAGAAAAATAGTAAACAAACCCATCTATTTTTTACCCCATTTAATATCGGTTGATTTTGTTGCGGCGAACTCGAAACCGTTGTCGCCAGGAAAATAGACTTGCTGTGAGTTGTGGTTAGTTTTGCGGCCTGATTTCTTCTCAAAATCTGCCCAATGGCTTGATATGTCAATTTTAACTTTTGATGTTTTGCCGCTGTCCTCTATCGTTACGCCAGATATAAGGCCGTCATAAACTTCGACTGGTGTGCCGATCACAACACCCTGATCGTCTAAAATGGCTACGTGCTGAGAGTAACCGACGTTAATATAATTATTACTTAAGAACAGGCTAATAAAAGATTGCTCTGCACCGCTTAAAATTAACGACGTTGACCCTACCTTTAAATTTGCGTCTTCTTTGGCATCGCCAATGCTTAATATGTGTGCGCTTGAAGAAAACACCTGACCAAGTGCGGAAATATCATGCGGCCAGCTTGTTAAATAGACAGGACTGGCAAAATCCATTTTGATTAACGTGGCCCACCGCATTGAACCGCCGGACAATGCCGTGATTGTTGCTGCATCTAATCCGCGCATTACATTGCCTCTATTAAGTCAATCTTATATTGCACAGTCTTGTTGAGGCTGTGGGAGTAGTTAATCATTGCGGGGTTTTTGAGCGCCACTTGCATTGGTACGTTTTCATAAACCAAAGTCTGCCCTGCAACTGCCGATATTCTGAGCGGTGGAAATACTGATAAGTCTCCATCCCCTGCCCTATCTTCGGTAATCAAGTAGCATTTGTTGTGATATCTGAATTTTATATAATCCCCTGCCTTTAGCGTTCCAACCACACCTGAAATGGCTACGGTTGACGCGCCTGCCGGTGCTGTGCTGCTAACTATGATAGTTCCGCTGGCGGCGCTGAATTGACCCGAAAATCTAGGTAATATAATGGCAAAATCGTTGGCTTGGTTGGCGGTGATATATGTCCAGATAGGCATAAAGGTTGCCGCCCTCATGGGCGCGTACCCTGCCGCTATTTCCCACCGTTGACCACCCAATGAGCGCGTCTGTGTGCGTAAGTTAATAGCCTCAGAACGAACAAATGTAATGTTTGAGCTGATGGTTAAGCTGTTAAAAGTTGGCGCTGTGGGGTAGCTCATATCGCAGCAATTCCTTTTTCGTTTAAATACTGGTCAATGACAGAAATTATTGCGCCCTGTTGCTCTTGTATAACGTCGCTCATGCCTCGGCTGTCTATTGCAGACAGTGAGAATTGAGGCGCAATCGTTATACCGCCTCCACCTTTTGCGCTACCTTGCAGAGTGTGGTCTGTTACCGTTTCATTCGGGTGCAGGATGGCTAAAAATCCACCCAGCCCGTCCACGCCTGCTACTCTTGGGCCGCTTCCAGTGAATCCACCGCCGTTCATTGTCGGCAATGCATCTACCACTGGAGCGCCGCCCGGTATTGCAGCACCAAACAGCGCAGGCAACCCCTGAAATATAGTTTTTGCTAGTTGCTGCGCTGCCATTTGCTGTAGTATTTTCAAGAACCCCTTGAGCATCCCGTCTAAGCCTTCGTCAAACGGATCAAAGAGAAAGTCGGCAAATGCGTCTTGCATGTTTCTTGCCGCCTGCTCTGCGAATTCATCCATCTCGCCGGCCACTTCTTCGGTCTTATCGGGTAGTCCTTCAAAATCTTCTAAAAGCGACAAAAACGCACTTGAATATGCTTCTGCGCCTAATTTTCCCGAATCCCATACTTCATTTAGCTTCGCCAGCTCTGATTCAAACTTTGCCGCTGGAACATTTGCAATGGTGATAGTGTCGGCCAGCTTTTGCATCTCTGCGTTGTAGTCTTTGAACGCATCAATGTGAGCTTCTGTAGGCTTGGGGAGAGATAATTTTTCAACTTCTACGCTAACGGGTGCAACTACAGTTTCTAATATTTCCGCTTTTGCATCTAAAGCGTCGAGAATCGATGTTCTCAATTGACCATAAACTGCAATTTCTTTCTCTATGTTTTCGGGGTTGAAAATCGCCGCTCCCCCATCCCTTGCCATTTGCGGAAGTTTAAGCCCGTCGGGGTTTGCAGAATTTGCTAGTTTTTGTTTTGCCGCCGTCAAAGAGCCATTAATTCTTTTTAAATATGCCTCAAGCTCCTCTTCTGACGCAAACCCGGTCATTGCTTGTAGGATATTTACGTTGTCGCTGATAGCATCGTCAGACGGGCCACCTACCCGGCCAGAACCAAACTCGTTAAATAAATCATTTAATGCTGATTCGGCATCCGTGGCATCAGAACTCATATCAACAAGTGCAGAAGATATGTTGCTAACACCGTTAGCCGTAGAGGAAGCAAATCGCAGAGCATGAGCCGCTAGTTGCACCATTCCCGAAATTAAGGCGTTAATACCGGCTTTTATTTCAGGGTCTTGCAGTGTAGTGGTTAGCGACTCGACTGACTCTTTTGCGCCATCTAAATCGCCCGAAGCCTCGAATAAATCATTAAAAGCACCAGTCAAACCTTCAAGCGCACCGCCGAAAGTGTCACGCGCAGCCGCAGCAGATCCACCAAACTGTTTCTCTAACTCGGTCAAGATAATGTCTTGCGCTTCCATTAACTTATTAGACTCAACTAAGTCTTTAATCATTGCTTTTTGTGTTGTATTAAACTGAATGCCTGAGCGAGATAACGCCGACAAGTTTGCAACGGGGTCGTTTAACGCTTTACCAAGCTGAACCACCGAGCCTTTTAGATCCCCGTCCATTCTGGTCGCAAGGTCCAGCACAGCAACGGTTGTTCTATCAAACTGATCTTTGGTGATACCCGTAAACGTCACTAGTTGAGACATTGCTTGAATAATGCCCTCATCACCGAACGTAGTGGCTTTTTGTAACTCCTCCGCTTTCTTTGTAAGCTGCTCAAGTGAGTACCCAACCGCATTGCCGGTGGTCGCTAAACCCTGTTCAAGCTGTGCGACCGCTTGCTCCTGCTCTTTAGTCGCGTTGACAATCTTTCGCACAAACAAACCGACCGCCACACCGCCAAGAATGGTTTTGAAATCACTGGAAATGCCCTTCAAAGACTTGCGTTGCTGCATGTGAAAACGCTTTATCTTTTTATTGGCCTGATCCAATTTTTGATCGTACTTTTTGGTCTGCGCTTCCATACGAATAACAAGTTTTGCAATGTCTTTACTCATTTTTTACCCTTTGAATTCGCTTGCATAAATGTTAGAAAGCTGTCGGATTGTTCGTTTTCCTGCTTGGCTTTATCTTTGTAAAAATAATTGCTCATGCGCGGCGCTGACTTGCCTTTTCCCGTATGTGCTGATGCAAATTGAGAGGCCATGACAGCCATGTGCCAGTTGTCGCGCACAGCACCGAAAGGCTCAATTTGGTAGTATTTTTTTAAGTATGTGAACTCCATAGAGGAGCATTCATTCAATAACTGGCTTGGTAATTTTGAGTATGCAACCGAAAGATCAAAAAGAAATTTTAGCTCTGGTTGCTCCCTCAGTTTTTTTCGGCTTGTGCCTCTGCATCTGCGCCCATGCCTGAAACTTCCATGACCTTTGCCGCTATTTTTGCAATCGCGTTGGGGTCAAGGTTGGCTCTGACTTCTTCGGGTGTGCAATCCTCTAATGCCGGGCATCCTTTGGCCGCAAGCCATTCAAAACGCTCGGATACTGTTAATTCTTTTTGGCTGGACAGCGAAAAACGAGCATCAAGGTCGAGCGCGTGAACGCCGACCTTTTTGCCGTTAATTTTAACTGAACCAGAACCGCGACCCGCTAGGCCAAATAGTTCTTCTTTATTCATAGTGATTATGACTCAGTAATGTCGCCAGATATTTTCAAAGTGAAAGAAACCATGTTTACATCTTCATAGCTAGGCTGGTTTTGATAGCCCAATGCTGCAACCGCGAAAGAATAGGTGGTTGTGTTTGTGCCGTCGGTCCATACCGCTTGACAATTGACATTAGTACCGGCATTAACGTGACCGACTAATACTGCCTGTTGAGTACCGGTTGCAAGGTCTTTTTTGCAATCAATTGTTAGTTCTGATCCGTCTGCCAGCCCTGCAATATATTCTCTGCCGGTGCTTGCATAGTCGGTGGTGTCAATTAGCGGGTTGGTTTTGCCAATTTGAGGAGCGCCACGCATTCCTGCTAATGCTGTAAATGCTTCGGAGCTTGCGCCGTCGCCAATTTTAAATGTAAAGCCGCCTTTAAAGTCTGCCATTTTTTTAATTCCTGTAAGTAAGGGTGAAAAGAAGTGAGTAAAAATATAAATTGGTGACGTTTTCGAAACCGTCTTGCTGACTAGTCACCCTTATCAAGTCAACCTGATAACTGCCCATTGTTCCGGTAAAGTTTTCAAGCTGGTCTATGATTTGTTGCCCGTATTGTGCCGCGCTCGTTGGTGATGGGTGAAATACGTCAAGTTGTATGTCCATTTCCTTTAATGACGATACTCCGTCAAATCCATCGAATGGGCTGCGGTTGTCGTTGGTTTGCCACACCGCGAACGGTGTTGCCGGGTCTGTAGGTGCGACACTTGGGTAAAATGCCGACACCGTGATACTTGAATTGCTCAGTAAATAGCTAATTAGGTCGCTTTGAATCATTTGCTGCTATTCCCCGCTAGTTGTTCTATTTTCTGGCCCATTCGGTCTGCAAATCGCTTCTCAACCTGTGATTTTGTTTGCCTGTAGGTCTTTAAAAGCCAATCTTGGCGCGGTTGCTTTCCGGTTCCAATTTCTACAAATTGCGTGAGGTAAAAAGCGTTACTGCTTGGCCCCACTGATACCGTCGCGCCTGCCTTGTTCGACCATCGCTTTACGTCAATATCAATAGACCGCGCCCCATAGCCTGGCGGAACGTAAATGCCGCCGGTTCTTGCTGCGCCGTGAGCTTTCGAAACTCTTTTGCGTGCTACAAAATGACCTCTTATGCCTTTGGGTCCGTTGCTCCTTCCTGCGTCACGAACGGGTGTCATGGCGAAACGCGGTACCTGTGTTGTTAATTTATCCTGCGTTTTCATCTCTAATTTGCGAAACTTTTTTGCAAGCTCCTCAAATCCGCTAGTTGCGAGTTGTGACACTGGCGTAAACCTCCATCATTACGTTTCTTCCGCCTGAATTTACCGGCGCGTCAATATCAATTGTTAAACCTTCCCAAATTATTTGTCGGTCGGTAGTAATTAATCCGGCCTCGTAGCGCATGACGATTTTGAAGTATTGAATGGTGTATTCGCCCACTTTATCGTTAGATTCGCGCCCTTTGATCGGCGTTACCTGTGCGCGTCGGGTCGCAACATCTGACCAACTATCAATAGGCTGGCCCAATGAGCCGGTAGTTGGGGTAGAGGATTGAATCTTGATTGAATGGCGCAAAATACCCGCTTTCATAGGTTTAGCACTCTAAATGGGCGCAGTAGCCATTCATAAGACAAGCCAAGTTTTGCAACACTTGCACCGATTACAATAGGCTCTCGATTTGCGTACAAATTGCCGATCATTAGTAAAACCGCGTGTCGTAGAGCCTCTGGAATTTCGTTTTGCTGGTAACCGGCCACGTAATTGACTGTGACGGCCTCTGCCTGCACTCTTGCATCGGGCCAGTGTTGATCGTAAGCCAAGGTGATGTATGGCGCGGTTGTTGACTCGCTGGTTGCGGTCCACACGCCGCAGTTTTGATAAACACTGGGCGCTACAGTCTGAGGATTACCGTTATTATCAGCATAGGTGATGCTAGTAACAGATTTTAGCGGACCTTTTAGCCGCATATCACCAAACTCGGCAAAGGTTTTGCTAATACTGCGCTGCGTAATGGCTGTGCGCGTGTAGTCCTCAGTGGCGGCGGTCGCTGCTTGAATTAAGCCGACTAAATACCCATCATCTAAGTTATGCTCAACTACACATTGCGCCTTTGCTTCTGCCAGCGATATTGTCATTATTTTTTAGCCTTTTTCTTTGGTTTGGTAGTCTTTTTGGCGACTGTCTCTACCGGCGTTTCAATGACTTTTTTTTCATAATCAGCAACCGGCTCTGCGGCTCCTATTTCTATCAAATGCTGTCCAAAATCTTCGCTCACAATAGGCATGTCACCAATTGATACTTGCGGGAGTGCTGCAGTAATAATGTTTTTAATAATTTTGACTTTCATATAAACCTCAAAAAGAAAAGGGGGCCGAATGACCCCCCTTAGTGTTGCTAGTG